TCACTTCCATTTGTAGGATCGTCTAATTCTCCCCTCAGAATATTATACGGAGTTTTATTACCAGCCGAATCATTACCATAAAAATAGATAGCTCCTAAATTATCTCCTGCTAGTGGAGAAGCACTATCTCTAAATAATGATAATATAGGAGCATTAGAAGCACCTGCATCATCATTACGTAATTCTAATTCAGAATCAAATATAGATACATTAGCTTCAAACTTTGTAGCTCCTGTAACAGTTCCTCCAGCTAGAGGTAGATGATTAGCAATACTAGTAGCTAAAGCTCCTGATACAGTTCCAATAACCGTATTGATCGAAGTTATAGCACTATTACTATTCCCGATACTCGTTGCAAGAGCCGATGATGTATCAGCTACTACAGTATTAATAGAGGTTATAGCTGATGCATTATTTGTTATATTTGTATTGCTATTACCTATACTCGCTGCTAAAGCTCCTGATACAGTAGCTAATTCACTATCTGTTACAAACCCACTACCATCACCTAAAACGGCATTAATAGAAGTAATAGCAGAAGCATTAGTAGTTATATTAGTATTACTATTACTTATGCTAGTAGCTAAAGCTCCTGATACCGTACCAATAACGGTATTAATAGAAGTTATAGCACTATTGCTATTCCCTATACTTGTAGCTAACGCACTGGAAACAGTTCCAATAACAGTGTTAATTGAAGTTATAGCACTATTACTATTACCTATACTCGTGGCTAATGCAGAGGATGTAGCAGCTAATACCGTATTTATAGATGTAAGAGCAGCACCATCAGGAACAGCTACACCTCCTACATACATCTGTGTAGCAGCATAAACATTATCTGCTGATACATCTCCTGAAAATACTGCTGATGTTCCAGATATAGGTACACCAAAAGTAGCTGCACTACCAGAAGGAACTGATAATCCAGTAGTAACAGCTACCGTTCCCAGGGATACAGTCCCAAAAGTCTGATTAGCAGCTAGACCAATAACACCACTAACAGCAATAGTTGTAGCAGCTACTCCTCCTACAGTAAAGGCCATTCCAGGACCACTTACTAATGTTTTTACAGTTCCACCTTCTGCTGAAGGGACATTAGTTAATCCTGATCCATCTCCTACAAAGTATGCTGCACTAACTGTACCTGTATAAACTCCACCAGCAGCATAAATAGAAGCTCCTACGGAAACATTACCACTAAACTCTGCTGCAACACCTGATACTTTAGTTGTAAAACTACCTGTAGCAGCTACTAAACGAGTGCTATTAATACTAACAGAATGAACATTAGTTGCACTAACTGTACCACTAAAAGCTCCTGTAGCCCCATCAATATCTCCTGTAACATTTCCTACAAGAGGACCATAAAAACCAGCAGCAGTAACATTGCCAGTAAAATGACCAGAAGAAGTAGATACATGAATACCTGCTAAACTAACTGCAATAGTAGGATTAGAAGCTACACCATTACCATTACTAATTGTAATACCAGTACCAGCCGTTAAAGTTCTACCTGCTGCTGTTCCACTATCCATAGCTACTATACCAGTAACCCCAGATAAGTCTGTTATAGCATTTAAAGCAGACGCATCAGCCGTTAAATTTGTACCATTTAAAGCAAATGTGCCATTAATATTAACTACCCCTTGTGAGAGTTGTAAGGCACTATTAGTAGAATCTCCTGACTGAATAGTTTGTAAGTCAGAAGTAATTCCTGTATTTGTAGATACATTAACCTTTAATAATTGGTTATATGTATTGGATATTTGTTTACCTGTTAATTTTGTGCTCATATTGAATCCCACCGTCTTTGTTCAACTTCCCAATTATTAATATTTGTATTCCAAGCAGTATCAAAAACTAAGTTTACATCTGGTCTTGGATTACGAATGTTTTCATCGTCACGTACATCAGGAGATTTATTTTGAGGATTATTAACTAAGTTAAATGCACCATCCCAATCTGTAGGACATACAAGCATACCATAACTATTTAATCTCATTATCCTATGAGGATATCTAAATCCACAGGTATCACAAATAGCTAAAGCATTTTTATTATTAGCCATTATACATAACCTAACTTAGGTTTAAAATACAAACTTGCTCTTTCCTTATCCTCTTCCATAGCATTTTTAAATTGTTCTCCATAAACTGTTTTTAACATTGCAATACGAGTAGCATCAACTCCTGGCCTCTTCATTGACATATAGTAAGCTAATCCAGTTGTTAAACATGGTAAAAATCTACGAGGTATATCCGCATTTTGACCAGCAGATTTATTTATATCTTGAAGAAATCCTATACGTTCTACTTTAATAACATCTGTCGCATTTTCAGGTAAAGGCCATACATAAAGAGTAGGATAATCTTGGTTACGTTTAACAGTATATTGAGAAGGTCTTCCTGTTTGACCTTTAGTTGGTATCTTGAGATATTCCTCAAAAGATATACGGGTCATCTGTAGGTCAGTATTATCCCTATTAAGGACAGCTTCCATAACATCAATAGTAGCACTACTCAGGTCATACGTAGTTGTACTTACGGCTACAGTAATAGTACTTACATCTGTAGACCATAGAAGTATCCCTTGATTCTGCCAGTCTGCTAGTAGTAAATTAAGTGACCTACGTGCCGATGCAGGTTCATGTCCCAGGATTTCCCCACCACCAATCATCTCAGTAGCCTCCTGAATAACAGCATCAATATCTAAGTCAAATGTATATGTACCTGAGAGTGCCATGTTATTCCTTTACATATGTATCTTTATATTTTTCAATAAGGTAGTCACATTGTTTATCCATATATTCCTTAAACGTATTAAAGTCTTCTCTTTTAGGTTTAGACAGATGTTTTATCGTTGTCTTTTTTTTCTTTTTGTCGTTCATATTGTATTACATTCTTAGCAATTAATGTCCATAAGTCTAGATTTTTTACTTTCCATATTTGAGTTTCTACACCCATAAAATCTGTATACTCAGCTATTAAGGTTTCGAGAGGAACAGCTATTCTAGGATTATGTATTCCACACTTACTTAGCATCATATACTGTTGTAGTCTTGCTTGTACTGCTTGAGCAGATATTTTATCTGCTTCTGATAAATCTAGAATAGCACTTATATCTACACACGATATAGTCATTATTCCTACTTTACTTTTTTTCTTCTCCTGAACTTTTTCTACTTTAGGTTCAACAGGGGGAGTTGTTTGACATCCTACTAGGATAAACATACCTAATAGTATTCCTAATATTTTCATAACTAATCCTCTATAATTTCTACTGGATGATATTTTCCATCCCCCATCTTCTTTAACTTTAACTTTCCTTTTTTACAAACCCAACGTGGATTCTCTTTTGGTGGATCACTCCGTTCAATTACTCGTTTAACTTTAAGACATTCCGATAAACTATCTCTAGGTGTAAACTCTAGTAGTTGTCCTGTCACACTATTATATAAGTGTAAAATAAATCCAACAAATAACTCCATTATTATTTTCCATTATACTTTAAATTTCTTTGTCCATCTTTTAACTTTTCTATATTATCTATAGTTTTTTCAACATCTTTTTGTAGTCTACTAATATTAACTTTGTTATGAGCCATTGACTCTATTTGTTGTTGAACTTTCTCTACCTCTCCTGATATATGTTCTATTAACATATACTGTTCTTTATCCGTAGGGCTTTGAGGAGTTTTAATCCTAAACTCATTGTTCTTTGTAAGATCAGCGTCCATAAGCTGCATCTTAGTTTCCATTTTATTTAATCTTTCTACTACCCCAAAATACGCCCATGCTCCTATAACCACACTAGAAATAATGGCTAAAAGATTACGTATAGGCATAGCCACAGAAGTTTGATCACTAATCTCTGCCATTACTTCTTCTTCTTAGTAGTCTTCTTTTTCGTTACCTTTTTAATCTTAGTACCATACTTCTTTTTCCACTTCCTGTAAATCTCAGGATGGTTTATTTTTAAGAAGTCCTGTTGCTTTTTAGATTTAAAAGGCATCTAACAAATAAATCCCATAGTTACAATATCTATATACTTTATAAGGTAAGCACTAATGATAATATCAATCATCGTTTAGAAACCGCACCATAACCACGTAGAGCTTTACCTACTCCACGAGGTCTACCACGAACTTTCCTTTTAGTCTTTTTAATCTGTCCACCTCTTTTTTTTCCACTTATTTTTTGATCTGCTAGACCATATAATGTTTTACCTAGATCATATATATCATGGCCTAAAAATCCAACACTCATAAGAGGAGCAAAAGGACCAGCCGCTAAAGAACCTGCTGTCTTTGCTCCTCTTTTAGCTATAGCTTTTGGACTAGTAAATTTATCTTTTATTTGTTTTCTTGCAGCTTTTGCAAATGTTCTAAAAGGAACTTTCTTTTTATAGCTTTCAGGAAGTTTATTATAAGCCCATCTAAGACCTTGTGCTCCCATACTCGTTAATGCTGCTGCATCTACAGCATGAACAGCAGACTGAGGAATGACTCCTTGGTCAACTCCTTCACGAGTAGCACTACCCGCACCTAAACCTAGTCCTGCTTGTAAAAGTTTTCCTCTAGCCATAATTACCTCATAGCTTTACCCCATCCACGTAGAGCCACTCCTACTCCACGAGGACGAGAAACCTTACCACCTTTCTTATAGCCTTTAATCTGACCACCACGCTTATTACTTTCTTGGAAGCCTTCTTCATGTGGTAACATTGCTTGAGGTTTAGTATCATACTTTATCTCAAACTTACGTGAGAGATCACCTATAGTTTCTCCTGGTTTACCATAGTAACGATAGCGTCCCTGTGCAGTCTTTTGATCTTTACGCTCTTTAGCTTCTTGAGAAGTCTTAGTAGGTTTCTTTTTCTTTTTAGGCATATCCTTAAAAGTATCTACACGAGGTTTAGGTTTACTAAAAGTAGGGTCTTCCATTTCAAATGGAGGTTTATATCCTCGTTTAGGTTTACGAGGAGGTGTGACATTAGCTAGAGAAGACTTTTTATCTTTCTCCTTATCTTTATTAGCATAATATAATGCAGTTCCTATACCAGCTAGACCAGCAGCAGCAGCACCTCCTCTACGTATATTTCTAGCTAGTTTTTGATCTCTTTTAGATACACCATGAACTTTTCCTTTTTTATCACGGATAGCTTGTCCTGAACGTCTACCTGCTGTAGTACCTAATCCTAAAGTTGATCTTATAACTTTTTCAGTACGGGACATAGGTTTCTTTGGAGTACCACTAACTTTCTTTGGTTTTGGTTGAGTACCACTAACTTTCTTTGGTTTTGGTTGAGTACCACTAACTTTCTTTGGTTTTGGTTGAGTACCACTAACTTTCTTTGGTTTTGGTGTAGGTGATTTTAGATTTGATGTAGATTTAAATCCTGAATCTGGTTGTTTATTAAGTGTAGCTTTTTTTATTGGTGTTTTTGTACCATTAACCTTAGTAGATTTAAAACCACCATCTTTAGGAGTAGTCTTAGGAGTAGTCTTAGGAGTAGACTTTGTATCCAAACTTTTTAATTTTTTAGTTAATTGTTGTATTATATAGGATAAACCTTGTGTTTTACTTGGAATTTTTTTAATAGGTTTTACACGAGATTTTGGTTTATTTTTATTTGCTTCTTTACGTATAGTACTACTACCTTTCTTTGGTATTGGTTGAGTAACATCTTTACCTGTTTTTCTATCAACAAATCTACCTGGAGTCTTAGAGTGACCAGTAATTTTAGTTTTCTTTGGTGTATTCGTAGGTTTAGTAGTAGTAGTCGGAGGTTTAGGAGTAGGAGTTTTAGTTTTATTTTTTCGTTGTTTTTTTTCTGTATCAGTTAATGGAGGACCATCAATACTAATTACATTTCCACCCCGTAAACTTACTCGTACTCCTGGTGATCCTCTACGTCCTGGCTCAGTTACTTGAGGTTTTAAACCTTTTGCTCTTCCTGGTCTAACCTTTTCTATTTTTCCACCTTTTTCTTCAAACTCTCTTAATGCTTCTGAAACTAATTTACGTGATTCTGCTTTACTCATAGCCATCTTTCTTCTCCTTACGAATCATAGTGGCGTGAGACTTCACGATTACCATCCCATCCCTTACTGGAGGAACGATTAATCTTACCACGCTTCTTAGCTGCGCTACCCCACTTACCGTAGGACTCATCACGACTAGCCTTTAACTGCTTCTTAGTGCGCTTCTTCTTTACACGCATTGCAATAGACTCATCCTTACGATCTTTGTAGCCCTGTTTTTTCTTTTTCTTTTTAACCTGACCACCCTTCTTCATATGTTTGGCACGTTCCATTTCAGACATCGTACCAGAACGAGCTTCTTCAGCAGGATATAAACCTATATGTGACATTTTAGCCATTTTAATTCCCCTCTCTTGTATAAGTAGTGTTATGATCTATGGGGAAACTTTTACCCTGTGGATAGTCATAATCACAGATTGCATGAATAGGGCCGTGAACGGCTGGACCCTTCTTAGCAGCCCCAAATCCCTGTCCTGTTGGTTTAGCCACAGGTATTTTAGAATCTTTATATAATGCTTCCTTAGTAGCCATTATGCTTTCCTCCGATTTAACTTTCTAAGTGTTTTAGCAAACCTCGCTCTTTGTCCCATCTTACCTTTTTGTTTAGCAGCAGCATTTAATTTAGAAGCAGGAATCTTTTGACCTTTTTTAACTCCTAACGCTGCCCGTAAAGCTCCAGGTTTTTTAATCGCTTTCTTAATATTAAGTTTCTTTTTTGATGGGGCCATTTTAATTTCCTTTCCTATATTAGCTCTACTAATAGACATTAACTTGAACCTTTAATAAGAGTATCAGGTCCACCAGCAGGGCTGGCATTAACAGCCATATCATCCTGTCTCGTTCTACGTGCCTGATTACGTAGTGCATTAATATGATATTGATATTGACTCTCCCATAATTGAGAAGCTGTAGAGTCTTTCATAAATAAAGATGCTTCTACCATACAGGCAGTAAATAAAGCATCGTAACAAAAATCCGTAAAGTAATTTGAAGTTGTACCTGTAGAGGTAAGAGTGGTTGGTCTAACCACTGTCATAATCTCACCGTTATGGGTAGATGCTGGAGTGGGAGCAACTCTTATCTCTGTATTACCTCTATAAGCATAATAGATTGGAGCACTGGTACTGGCACTAACAGGCCAGAAGTCATTAACAAATTCCATTGTACGCAATAGCATATTCTTCCGTGACCCGTTTTGAGTCATGGAAAAATTCCTAACGATACGAGTACCACTAGGAATTGTAACAACAGCCTTTCCTGATGTAATCGCTATAGATGTATATACGGTTAAGCCATGATCGTCTAGATCAGTCGTAAGTTTATTTTCTGCTTTATTTACAATCTTGGGTAATTGTGCTGCAAATTCTGTCCCATCATTTTCTGCCGTATTTTTTACATCCGTGATTAAATAATCATAATCAGGCATAATTAACCATAGAATACCATAACAACAGAAGCAGAAGTTGGTGCAGATACCATAATCTTACCTTTAAATTTTACACCCTGTTCACCAAAGTACGTATCTCTATTACCAGCAAATTTAATGCGAGTCAAAGTTTTGCTTGTATTAACAGAAGTAAAAGTATCAGTAATATTGCAGGTTCCTGTAACAGCAGCCGTAATACCCAGTATACGAGTACCAACTGCAATAACATCTCCCATTCCACCTGTAGCTGTAGTTGGAACAGTTGAAGTCGAATAATCTATAAGCTGTCCACTTCCTGTAACTGTTGCTGTTTTAATATTTGTAGCCATGTTGTTCCCTTCATCAAAATAGAGTGGAGAGGGTTATTACACCCCCTCCTCTCTTACAGGTCTTAGCTGGAGCCAGCCGACCCAAAGTAACTACGCCAGTCAGAGAACCCGAAGCTATAACGCTCACGAGCCTTAAAGCGAAGATTACCTGTGTCGAAGTCAGGTTCCATCTTAGTTTGTAGCGGAACACGTACAAACATTTTAGCACCATTCGGTACATCAGTTTTAATGAAGTACGCATTGGTATCCGTAAACCTGCGATTCACCATGAAGCCTTCTGGAATCATACCCATGTGACGAACAGCATTGATGTTGTTCTGAGCATAGGTTCCATCACCACTTCCACCAGCAACCGTAGTTCCTGGCGAGTGGAGAATCTGATCAGCAGTTGACCATAGATCAGGTGGGATATGCAATGATACCGCATTAGCACCGATAAGAATACCCCGATCATCTTTGATCTTCTGGATACTCGTGATAACAGTTTCTAGTGCAGCTTCAGAAAGGTCGGAAGCGGCAGCTAGGTTAGACTGTACACCGTCTGATACGGTTGGGTGGGCGGCACTGAAGAAAGCTGCTCCATCACCACCAATGTAAGCAGCAGCAGTACTGAAGCCGTTATTGAAAACGTCAGCAGCCTTCACTTGCTTGGTGTTTGCCATTGCACGAGCAAGACCACGAGCACGAAGTTTGGAGAACGTATCATAAAGATTGTCTTCCATAGCTTCTTCTGTGAT